GAAAGTAAAGTATGTGTAATGACAAGTACCTGAAAACTCTCGAAAAATTAATGACCTCATTTCCCGAATGCTACTCTCCGCCAATTTGTAGCAAGAGTCAAACAAGTAATATACTTCCACCAAGAAACTTGAAGTGTCCTACTCCATTCACCCATCCTATACAAGATGTTTATGCTCACTACAGTAAAGAGATTCAAATATGTTCCAAGCATCGATCAGAGTAAATTCGTTTAGGCTATTGAAAACAAGATAACCTCCCTCCACGTTACGCACAAACAACATTTTTACTTCAAAATCTGTCCTTTTTTTCGCAATAACGTTCTCCTATTTTAGCGGAAAAACAGGAGTAACATGGCAACAACAATTAAAAGAAATCTTGTTTTAAAAGAACTGGATATAAAAGAAGACCCAACCACTGGAAAGCAACATGTTTTTTCTATCACTTTTGACAAGAAAAACGGGGAACGGGTTTACTATCCTCGTGCCGTTTCCTGTGGTCTAAACATGGATCTGAAAGCGAACCGTTGCCGGGGAATCCTTGCCGTTGACCAAAACGGGAACGCGATCTCTCACCCAACACCCGTGGGGATAGACCGGATCATCAAGTATAACGATTTAAGCGTTATTTTCTAATGGCAGCGACAGTTATATATAACGATCAGGGAGTGCCATTAATGGCCTACGGGAAAAATTATTTCGCTTCAACCGCGGGAATCCCAGAAAAAACAAAGTATACAGAGCAAATTCAAGACGTTGATAATACAGTCACTATCGGGGAACACGTGTGTTGTTCTTGGGCATCCGGGAATAACTTCCCGCAAGAAGCCTCTAAAGTTATCAGCCGGACGGGAGTTTTAAATACCGGGTTAAAATTCATACATAAGGTTGTTCTCGGTCAAGGAATATTCCCTTGTCGTGTCAGTGGTTACGATGAAAAAGGGAACGAGAAACTCGAAGTTGTCAATCATCCCGAGATCATCAACCTCATGCAATCCCGCATGATCCGCCGTTATCTTGCCAACAGTTACCGGGATATCTTGAAATTCGGGATATCCTTTCCACAACTTATCCCCAATCAAGACGGTAGCAAAATCGTCGGAATAAACACCATTAACGCCCTTCATTCCAGACTAACCAAACCCGAGAATGGTCAAATAAAACATTGTATTGTTTCCGGAGAATGGCCTGATGTAAACTCTCGCAACATGGAAGTTTACCCGGTACTCGATAACTATGACCCCTTGGCGGATCTCGAAATCCTCCGGTATGAAGGCAAATTAAAAGGTAAATCTTTCATTTACCCTCTTCGAGACGAATGGGATAACGATGACATTTACCCTTTACCTTCGTGGTGGTCAGCAAAATTAGCGGGTTGGATAGACGTGGCAAATAAAATCCCCGCCTTTCTCGCGAAAGCATACGAGAATCAAATCACCTGGATGTGGCACGTGAAAATTCCATACGCTTACTGGGATAAACGATTCCCAGTAGCAGATTACCCGGATAAATCAATCCGCCAACAAAAAATCCAAGAAGAAATGGATCTGATCGAGGAGAGTTTAACCGACTCGGCAAACGCCAACAAGGCTATTTTCACGCATTACACGATCGGCACAAACGGGAAACCCGAGGAGCAATGGATTATCGAACCACTGGACAACAAATACAAGGCAGATGATAAACTATTAACCTCAGCCGCGGCAAACTCCGAGATATTGTTCTCGCTCATGGTAAACCCGAACGTTCTCGGTGCCGGGATGCCGGGCGGGACCTACGCGGGAAATCAAGGCGGAAGCAACATCCGGGAAGCATTTCTTGTGAACGTGGCCATGGCATGGCTTGATAGGCAAAATATACTGGATCCTATCGAAACCATGTTACAATTTAACGGTATTAAAGACATCCAATTGAGATTTAGAAACACTATACTAACCACGCTGGACACCGGTTCCGGCACGCAAAAAGTAATATCATGATTTTCTCGACAGATAAAACGACCCTTTTACGGGAAATTCAAGAATTCCTCCCGTTCGCCTCGAACTACGATCTTGAACGAGTAATCCCGTTACTGGAAGACACGGAAAAACATTTTCTCACCCCACTCCTTGGCACGGCTCTACACGAACGTCTAACGAAAGACATGGGAACGTACAACGAAGAGATCAAAATGTGCAGAAAAGCCGTGGCCAATATCATGGTTTACATGAATTTTACCTTGCTAAACACGCAACTTCTCCCGGGTGGTTTCACTCGAATCAGCGGGGAAAACACGAGTTCCTTGTACAAGTACCAAGAAGAAGACTTGAAAAAGATATTCCGGCGTAACGGTTTCGATCAGCTTGATGTTATCGTGGAATATTTCATGAAGAACCGGGAACGTTTCCCTGAATTCGAAACATCAGACTATTACATTTCCGGGCAACACGAAGTGATACCGGATCGTTTCGTGTTCTCGAAATTTTACAAAACAATATCACACGTCGTTTTCAAACACCTTCAACCATTCATCCACCGGGCTATCGACCTGGACATCTCTCCCATCATCACCATAAACGAGACGGTCTTGCAAGATACCAACCTTTTACAACTGATTCGCCCGATCGTGGTTTACCTTGCCGTGGCTTACGCCATCGAGGATTCGGGGGTGAATATTGATGAAACGGGGGTCTGGCTTGAAAACAAGATTCCCGCGGACGGAATTATCGAGAGAAACCCGTTATCGAAAGAGACAAGCGATGCCTTGGTCACACGATATCGAGAACTCGCCTCACGGTACATGGATCATCTCACGAAAGAAGTTTCCGGGGTATCGGAAAACATTAACGTGTTCGCTAGGGATAACAAGAACAAGAAAACTATTTGGATATAAACCAAAATATCATGAACAACATCAAGATAACATATCATCGTTGGTTCCGGGAAAAGAGCATTGAAACGACTTTCCCGTCATGTTGGTCCGAGATGACACCAAGACAATTCCTTGCCTTAACATCTTGCCCGGATGATCATGAATTACTTGCCGTCATGCTGGATATACCCAAGCGAATCGTGAAACGGTTATCATTATTGCAGATCCACGAGCTGGCCAACTTTTTTGATTTCATAAAACGAGATCAAAAAGTTTCGTCTTTCTCTTTAACTACCCTGCGAATCCCGAAAGCGGGAATCCTTCATTCCCCGAACCCCAAACTGCAAGAAATGCCATTCATGCAGTTCGTTTACGTGGATACTTTTTACATGAGTTACGCCGTTGATCCACGTTTCGAAACACTATGTAAACTTGTATCTTACCTGTATTCTCCTAAAACCGGTTTCAACAAAATAACAGCAGACGCTAACATAGACAAGATAAGAAAACTCGACAAAAAGACACTAGAGGCAATCTCCTTAAACTACGGGCTTGTCAGGAAATGGATCACGGAACGTTACCCCCTCGTTTTCCCGAAACAATCTAACACGAGAAAAAGTCACGCTTCTTCCTGGCTTGACGTGTTCGACAATATTGTCGGGGACGATTTAAAAGACCGGGATAAATACGCCGAAGTTCCCGTGAACGCCGTCTTCAGGTTCATAACGAAAAAAATCAAGGAGGGAAGAAAATGAAACAAGAATATTCTGATATAGCGAACTATTTCCAAGACTTGGCACGAAAGCACAAGGAAATAAAAGAATTCAAACGTTACGAGTTAGATGAACTTCTTTCAAACGCCATGTTCGCGTGTTACCCGGCCCTCGTGCTAGAAGGATTTGACTTCGACTTTTCCGGCTCCTCTCCTGACAACGTGTTAAACAGCCGGACAGGTGGGTTCAATATAGTGATTCCCTGCAATATTAATAACGCGGAGGAAAGAACACAAACCCTTGATCACCTCGAAACGATCGGGGACCAGTTCATCATGAAAATCGCGAAAGACAAGAAAGAGCGTCACCCCTTGCTCACCACTTTCGACCTGTCTTCCATCGAAGGTATTCATTTCGCGAACCCAGCTCATGGAATCGTGTTTTGCCGTTACACCTTCACGTTAAGAACAAAAATCGTAGAGGATCTATCAGTATGGGAGTAGAATTATTAAAAATACCGGCTAAACTAGCCCCTTCCGGGAATCCCATGAACTTCAAAGTTCGGGCGGGGAACTACGCCATTTCCGGGCATCGACTCACTGCCCAAATTCAAATCGAAACGGTTCCGGACAGCGGGATTTTTCACGCCTTGCCCGTCATGAATCTGGATCCCGATGAAACAGGTGTGGCAGATTTGGACGTTAGCACTATCATTCACCGGAGA